CCTTAGAAAAAATGCGTGCGGCATATACAAAGTCTGCGTTGGGCTGCCAGCCGTAGCTGTCAGGGACGGCTAGTGCCTTCTTCTCAAGCCCAGCTTTTTCTACGCAAGCGCGGACGTAGTCGAATAGGTTCTTGTCGTTGTTCTTTCCGAAGCTGGCAAGGATGTTCTGTTGGGCCAGCGCCCTAGTTGTTTCGTCTTGAGACACCATAGCCTTGGCAGGCACAATTAAATCTACCGCCCCATCCGGGCGCAGCGCAATCATATGGATCGAGTGATCGCCGTGGGCGTTAAGGATGTCCACCACGAACAGATCGTAGGGCAGCACCATCACATGTTTCTTGGACTTGGAGCCATCAGCCATCTCAACTTCGCGTTCCTGATACACGCCGCCTTTATCTCCGTAGGCATAGCCTTTGGGCGGTACCGGGCGCTTGATCGATGCTGGAGCAGCTACATCGCTCTCGATCAGCGCTTCGACTTCAACTTCTTTCTCTTCTACATCTACCTTGACCTCACGCCCGAGCGCCAGTGGGTTGGTGATCTTGCCCCAGTGGGGGCACTTGGCGCAGATGCCGGGGTTCTCTGAGTCGAACTTGATGCAGGGGTAGGGGCCCTTGATCTCGCGCAGCTTCTGCTCCATGCGCTCGTTGGTGTAGGGATGCAGCTTGCTGACCCACTGCACAGCCTTCTCACCGTCCTCACACTTTTGCGCGATGCTCAACCAGCCACGCCACAGCGGCTCCATGCCGTCATCTTCAGCGTTCTCGATGTAGTACTCAAGCTGACCGCAGCCAGACCCGGCTTGGGTTGCGCGAAGGATGTTCTTAAAACGCGTTGTGCTGTTCTCAAACAACTTGACGCTGGTTGCTGTCTTCGCGGCAGCAGGGCGTGCCCCGGGCAGCTCGATCACATTGGTAGGTGCCGGGGGAGCAGCAGTGGCAGTCGTGAGGTTGTTGCGGATGTGTTCGCTGAGGATGGCAAAGTCGAACAGCACACCTTCTTGCAGTATCCGCACGAGGGGCGGCTCAGGGTAGACCGGCTTGAAGTTGTACGACCCGGGGTAGCGAAGCACACGCGCAGAATCCGCCGTCACGGTCATGTCGATCTTCAGCCCCTCCTGTTTGCACAAGCGCTTAAAGTTCTCGGCCACAGGTTTCCACGAGGTGATGTCCTGCGTTTCTGTCAAGGGCCAGTACATGTGGTACCCGCCGCCCGAGTCCACCACATACGGAGCGCCCAGTTCGTGCAGCCCCGTTTTTTGCATGAAGGTGTTAAACGCCTCCATGCCTGCTTCCTTGGTGCCGTAGGTCTTGGGGCCGTCCACGTTGCAGTCAATGTCAACGAACAGCGCCTTGATGTGCTGCGCGTTCTTGGCCGTGCGTGATCCCGCCTCCGCAAAGGTAGCCAGCGCAAAGTAGGTGCTGCACTTGGCAGCAATCCAAGCGTCTACGTGTGGTTGTAGTTTTGCATAGTCATCCTCAAATTTGTGTTCATTTCTTTTTGTGGTCAGCTCTGCCGCGCAATAAAACCCGTGACCGGGCGTCGGCAAAACCACCGCGAAGAACTCTTGCGGTGTCATTCGGATTCCCGGTGAGTTTATTGGGCGTCTTCCGCAGGCAGTTCGCTCTCTGCGTCCAGCTTGTCATGAAAGCGTGCGAGCAATGTAGCTACCCATTCCGAAGGCACCGGCTTGCCAAGCTGCATATAGATGTGGCGTGCAAGTTCCTCATCCGTCAAGCTATAAGGTTGTATTCCCGACATATCTTTCTCCATGCGTCATCCGCGCTGTTTGATGTTTGTAGAATTTTGAGAAGGAACTCGGCACGTTCACGATAGCCAACAAACACCTCGGTGCCTGTGAACCAGTTGTAAACCGTCTGCCGCGTCACTCCCAAAGCCTTGGCGACTTTGGTCACGGGGAAGTCATGGTAGACCGCCCAGCGCCCAAGCTGGTTGCCTAAAGACTTTGGAGTCTTTGCAACCTCGTCGATGATTTTTTGTGAGTAAGCCATATTAAATAGGGCGGGAGGTAGCTGCCTGCCTTGGTCAGAGGAAACGCTGTCGTGTGCTTGTATTTATGTCTAACGAGGAAGTCCGAACAAACCCCGGCACACGCAAAGCGACCGCTCTTGCTACCTCCCGAAACTAATTACTCGTCGTCCCAATCGGCGACGATGTCAGCGAGCTTGCCCTTCTTGGCAGGCACAGTCTCGGATTTGGGCGCTGCCTTGCGAACTTCCGGCTCGTCGTCCTCAGACACGGCAGGGGCCGCCTTCTTCTTAGGCTTGGGCGCTTCGTCTTCTTCCTCTGCAACATCCGGACGCTTGCCGTCAAGCATCATCGGTGCAGGCTTGGTCACGCCATCAGCACCGGCAGGGGTCATCATCACAGCGCGTTGGGCTTCAACGCTTTGCGCCTTCTCCTGCACCGTCTCGTACTCTTCATCGGTTAGCCAGCGCTGTGGGCTGAACACCAGCTTGGGGGACTCAGCCGTGGTGTCGAACTTCATGCGGGTCACCACAGTGTCAAGATTAACCGGCGGGGTCTGCGTAGCGGCCCAGCGTGCGAACGCCTGCAGCGGAAGCTTGTCGCCCTCACCCTTGCCGAAGATAGACGTAGCAGGCAGCGTGACCTGCAGCACATCGCCGCTGGGGTTGTTAGCCAGCACCACAGCCAGACGCTGTTGGTAGCGGCAAGCGCGGGAGTTACCGTTGCCAGAGCCTGCGATGTTTTGCTGGCACTTGGCGCAGTTGGAAGCCTGTGGCGATTTGATGGATTTGTCGGGCATGTCGCCGTCGTTGCTCCAGCAGTCCGGTGCCACAGCCGCTGCGTCCTTGTCGTACTTGCCCATGTAGAAGATGCGGCTGACCTTGGGGGCAGCCTTCACAACGATCACGTCAAGGTGACGGTCTTCGATGTTGGCGATCTCTTTGCCGCCAGCGACCAAACGAAACACGCCACCTTTGATGGAGACGCGCTTTACGCCGGGGCCACTAGCTGCACCGCCAGCCAGAGCCAGCGTGGTTTCAGACAGAACTGCGTTGCGTGCGAACGCGGGTGCTTTTGCGGAATTGAATACAGTGATATTGCTCATGATTGCTTCAGTTGGTTGGTTTGCGTACCGAGATGTCGTACTCCGAAGAGGAGTTCAACCCGGGTGGTACGAGCCCCGGATTTTCTTCGAGGAATTGGCTCATGTTTGTTTGTGCGATGCGCTTCTCCAGCAAGTCCACCGCATCATGCTCGACCACGAACTTCTTGAAGGAGTCCCAGTCTTGCGTGTTGTAGCGGGTCTTGACGGACAGCACCACTGTGCCCTGCGCCGTGCGAACTGATGTGACGCCCATCATCTTCATCATGTCCTTCATGGCGTTCTTGATCTCGTCTTGCTGCGCTTTGAGCGCTTCGACTTTGGTGTCGTAGTCCTGCGTCAGCGTTGTGATCTCAGTGCGAATCTTTCTGTAAATCTTCGCAAGCCGATCCAGCGGGATCGTCTCACTTTCTGTTTCGGTCATTTCTTTCTCCGTTTTGTTTTGTCTAGGGTTGGACAGTTTACATGTTTTTGAATTGGGCGCAACTCCTTTATTCACTTATCACGTTGTTGAACATCTCGGTCAGCAAAGAGTGGTCGTTCACCTTCTGGCTGAGGGCTTTGAACATTCGTTTCTCTACGGGGCTCGATTGGATGTGCACCACCGTCACCTTGTCGCTGGTCTGTCCCTTGCGGTCAGCGCGGGCACAGCACTGGGTGTACTGCTCAACGCTCATGAGCGGGCCATAGAAGACCACGGTGTCGGCAGCAGTCAGTGTAATGCCATGCGCCGAGGCTTGGGGCTGCATCACCAACACACGCGGGCTAGGCTCAGTCTGAAAGCGGTGAATGATCTGCGCTCTCTTGGATGCCGTGACGCCGCCATGAATCTGCTCGTTGGCTATGCCCTTCTTCGTAAGATGTCTGCTAATCGTATCGATGATGCTCAAGTACAAGGCAAAGATGATTACCTTTCGGTCAGTCTCTTCTAGCACTTCCTCCAGTACCGACAAGCGCGGCGCGGAGTCGAACTCTACTACCTCACGATCATCGGTGTATGCTGCACCGCAAGAAATCTGCAGGAGCTTGTTCATCGAAGCAGCGGCGTTGACTGCCGTGATTGTTTCCCCTGCAGCCTGCACCACCATCTGCGTTTTGAGCATGTTGTAGTACTTGGCTTGCTGGGGCGTCATCTCCACTTCCCGAGTCATGGTGACGACAGGGGGCAGGTCCAGACACTCGGCCTTAGTGAATCGGATGGACGGCTGCAACGCTTCAAACACGTCGTCCTTGGCGGTGGGCTTGGGCACCCACTTGTACAGGGTGAGCTTGTGCATCACTTTGTCGCGCCATGCGGTGAAGAACTTAGGGATGCCGTCAGGGTTAACCAGCTTGGCAAGACCGTACGCATCGGTTGGAGACTGTGATGCCGGGGTACCGGTCATCATCCACAGATACGTTTGCGGTGCAATGATTGAGTTCAGCGCCTTCCAACGCCGCGTGGTGTTGGTCTTGTAAGCGTTGGCCTCATCGACGATCACCAGATCGAACCTACCATCGGCCTTGACCTCGTCGGCGATTAAGTTAAGCCCCTCGTAGTTGGTGATGACAATCTCGTAGTCGTGTTGCAGCATCTCGATACGACGCGATGCTTTGGCGTGGTGTGCAATCACAGCGGTGCGATGCAGGATGCTGTTGTTGATATCTCCCATCCACGCGCTGTGCATGATCGACAGGGGGCACAGGACTAACACGCGCCGCACCTTGCCCAGCTTCATCAGGTAGTCAGCGGCCCAGAGTGCGCTTAATGTTTTCCCTGTACCCGGCTCACTAAACACAAACGCACGGCGGTGCATGGTTAGGAACGCAGCCGTGTCGATCTGGTGCTGCATCGGTCTGTAACGCCCGGGCCAGTCGTAGCGTTTGGTAATGGGTGAGGGCACATCCTTGACACCTAGATTGCGCAGCACTCGCGCCTCGTCCAGTCCCCAGTAAACCGCTACCTCATAGCCTCCATCAACAGGGATGACTTTGTGCTTGGGGATGATGCTGTACTTGGCAGGGTTGCGCGTCTTAAACAGAAGCGCTTTGTTCTCAACAATCTGCACTTGCTTCTCCGTTTATTTGTTGTCGCCTTGATTGGCGCTCTTACTTCTCAGTCGCAAATTGCCGGGGGTCGTCTTGCCACCCTTGCGTAGCGGCGTTTTGTGATCGATGTCCTTGCCTGCGCGATCAACACCCAGCTTGTCATAGAGCTTTCGAGCGCGTTGGCGTTCGCTTTGATCTGAACCCGGCCCGGACTTGCCGGTCTCCAAGTCACGCTTGTATTCCTTCTTGTAGTCTCTTGTTGCCATGATGGCTCCTAATGTTTGGGGTTGAACTCGCAGCCAGTGACCTGACACCAGCCGCACAGGGGAGTCTGTGTGGGGTTCCACACATCGTTGGAGAAAGATGCCTCAAGACGCGCCGTGCGCTCACGGTACTTCCACCAGTAGTCGTCCTTCTGATCACGCGTCATCGACATCTTGACCATGTCGTTCTTCACAATGAACAGCAGCGCTGCGTTGACCTTGCGTATGTGGGGGAAGTGCTCGAACACCATGAGCGACATAAGTACAAGCTGATCCCTGTCGGGGTACTTGTTGTTGCCGGTCTTCCAGTCGCCCACCCACGCTGTCAAGTTGTCGTCGTCCACAATTAAAATATCCGCTATCCCTCTGACCCACACATCATCTGACTTCCACTGCGTGGGCTTTAGATCAACCGTGAGGGCCATCTCGTACTCAGCAAGCTTGCGCCCGGACTTACTCAGCATGGCGTCGGCTACATCCTTGAACTGCGCGTACTCAGGAGGGATTGGTTTGTTTTCTTTTATGTAGAGTTCCAATGCCTCGTGTACTTGATTGCCGTAGCGCGTGGCCTCTGTCTCTTGGAAGGGGTACTTCTTCAAGACCTTGACCTCGTGGTACCGACGAGCACAGCCCTCGAAGTCTTTGAGGGAGCTGTGTGACCATGCTGGCTTTTTCATTTGAACTTCGCTGTGTTGATTGCTTTGTTAAGGCGATTGGCAAACCGGGTTACGAACTTCTCGTTGTTGTGCAGGCTGCTGCCCATGTCATAGAGGATTGCGTGTGTCAGCTCGTGCCAGAACGTGTCGCTGATCTCGTCGTTGGTGTACGGTGTCTTGGTCACGTTGCTCTTCTTGGCGATCTCAATTGCCCCGGTACCGTAGTACACGTAGCCCATCTGAGCCTTGCGCTCCATCGTCTCAACGATCTCCACCGAGTACCAGCGGTTTCCAACTTTTACTTTCTTAGGTATTTCCATTTGCTTCTCCTGTTTATTTGTTTTGCATGTGGCGCAGAGTCTGAACAAGAAGGCGGGCTTCTGTCACAAGCTCTAGCGATTTCTCTTCTGCCTCTGCAAGCGTTCGGTGCAGACATGCGTCGTGCACTTCTTTAGCCAATCGCTCGACGTGCATCAGCGGCCCTGCGTAATCAATCAAGACATCTTCTTTCATCAGTTCTTTGCCAGTCCGTATCGACGGTGAACACCACCGTCAGCGGCCAGAGGTATCCCCGGCAAGTAACTCGGCTCCAGCGTCATCTGCTGGAGCATCCACTCAAAACCCTCCCGCGCTTCGCTGTCAGGTACAACAGCGATCTGCTCATCATGAACAGTTCCGGCTACGAAGTACCTTTTGGATACTCGCAGCATGCCATCAGTCATCACGATACGCGCAGTGCCTTGCACCACGTTGTTCGTAATCTTCCCTCCGTAGATTGGCGTGGCCTCCGGCCCATACACCCATCTCTTTACCCCCTCCTCATCCTTTTCTTGACGCAGATTAGGATACAAGATGCGCATGCCGTTAGGCAGCACAATCTCTTCTTTTCGGAAGGTGAGACATTTATACCCGATCTCTTCACCCCCCGCAAGAGAGCGAACCAATAGCTCGTCCATCATGCTCCAGAAAGTCTTCACCGGCCATGCTGCAGTGCGGTATTTATCGATGATGGCCTTGGCCGTGATGCAGTGCACAAGAAGTTCGTGCTCGGTGCAAATGTGGGGAATCTCCTTCATGCGCTTGACGTAGTCGTCGTTCTGCAGGAACGCTTGAATAGCCTCGCCCGTGACCCCCAACTGCTTGGCGTCCTGCTTTGTATAGCGCAGCGGTGGTGCCCCGAGGAACCCCACCAGAAGCTGCTGCGCGAAGCTTGCCCACCCCAGCCCGTAGCCTGCCCCCAGCAGTGCACTTTTTGCGCTCTGTCTTTCAACCGGGTGGCTGTCCTTGGTCATGCCGGGGATGCCAAACATCTGCGCCCCAAACTGTGCGTAGGGGTCGCTGCCCGAGCGGAAAATGCTCAACAACTCCTCGTAGTCAGCCAGCCACGCCAGCACACGCGGCTCAATCTGCGAGAGGTCACCCACCGCCAACTGATAGCCCTCGGGGGCCATGATGGCCTTGCGCAGAAACGAGCCGCGCTTTAAGTTCTGCATGTTGATGGCTGATCCACGGCTGGCAGTCCAGCGCCCGGTCGATGCGCCGTAGTAGGACAGGGGAACAGGCAGGGGCCCCCTCCCGGCGATGTCATAGAAGCGTTGTGCCCGAGTGCGCTCGGTGGTGGACTTGACCTTGAGCCTTGCCTCACACAGCGCAGCCACATCTTCGTTGGGTGAGTTCAATAGCGACTGGAACATTGCGTCGGTCTTTGCCAAGGCCAGCGCCTGCTTGCCGGTGACCTTGCTCTTCTTCATGGGGGGCGTGACTCCCAGCAGCTCCAGTGCCTTGGCGAACTGCGCGTTGGATGCCAGCACTTCCTCCTCTAGCCCCAGCTTGGCAAGCAGCCCCTCTCGTGTCTCTTTCTCCTCCTCGATGGCGTCGAGCAGCATGTTCCTATCTAGCTCAAGCACCGGGTGGGTGTACATCTTGAGCGTCATGTCGATGAGACGGAGTTCTTTAGCGGGGTATCCCCGCACTAGCTGCTCGAATATTGCTTCACATAGAAAGACATCGTGTTGGCAGTACGCAGCAAGTTCGGCCTCAACCTTAGAATCCAACTCACTGAGTCCATCTGTTGAGTAAACGGCGTTCCCTTTTTTGGGAAGACCAAAATCGATTGCGAGTTTCGCGAGGGAATTGCCAACCTCCACGCCGCGTAAAGCTCGCGCCATTGACAGGGTGTCGAAGATGAAGGCGGGACGTACGGCGAATCGCCAGCCCATAATTGATACATCGAACTGTGCGTTATGGGCAAGCACTGCGGTTCTTCCCCAGTCAACTCCAGCAAAGAACTCAGGTAGGTCTGATCCGCTAACCCATCTAATTGGGTCGTCGCTTCCATATACATGGACGCAAGCTCCGAAGGCTTTGAATTTCTCATCTCGTATGTACTCCTCGGTTGTCATCTTCGACAGCGTGTAGCTCTTGCTGGCCCATCGCGTCTCAAAGTCAATGGTCAGTATCTGGTCGTATGGTTTACTCATGATGGCTTTCTTTCTCCGCGTTCAAATTTTTCTCGTTCATCCGTGGCGGCATGAATGACCACTCCTACGTCGTTAGTTGTTGGGTTGCACCAGCATTTGTCATGCGGCTCGTGCTCTCGTATGTCATTGCGTGGTACGACATGCATACGCCAATATTTGTCCGGGCGGACTTCCCATCCTTCGCTCAATTGAATTTATCCTTGGGTGGTGCGTCTTCCATGACCGCGTTATCGATGTATGCTGCTGCGGCATCCAACAGGTGTACGGCGTTGATCTCGTTGGTGTTGATTGCCATGATCTTGAACGGGACGTACGGCTCTTTGCCGATCAGCACCATGCCATGCAGATCGTCGTCGATGTAGCACTGGATGATCTCCGAGATGACAATGCGTAGGTGATCCCTTTGCTCCTCGGACATCTTTGTCAGCGCTAGCTCCAGCCCCGCTGTATCGTTTATTTCAAACATGTAAGTTGTTCTTTCAGTTCTTCTAAGTTTGTCTCTCGCACCACGAAGGCAAACCCACCAGCGGCACGGATCGCGTCAAGCTCTCGTTCTTGTAGCGCTGTGGTCTTGCCCTTGCCTGCCTTGCACTCGATGCCAAGGAACTTGCCGTTGTAGCAGCCGATGATGTCGGGGATACCCGAGCGGCCCAGCCCCATACCCGGGGGAGAGAAGTGGTAGATGCCAAGGCTGTCGAGCAGCTTCTTGACTTTGTCTTTAACAAGCTTCTCAGGTGTAGCAGCCACGCTCGACCTCCAACAGTTTCTGCATGTAGTGCTGCGCCTTGCCAGCGTCGTCGCTGCCGTCCTTGCGTCCAGCACGCAGGCTGTACTTGATGATGTTGCCTTTGAGGAATCCGACAAACTCCTCATGCGTGAGCACCGCCTGCATCACATGCCACGGTTGGATGGGCATGTCTTTGTAATGGTTGCCGCTCACCTGCAGGTCGTCAGCGCTGGTTCCGTTTAGTCCGTCTTTCAAGTTCATAGTAGTGCCTCTGGTAAGTTGTTGATTTCACTTGGTTGGTTTCTTTTTTGCTTTCGGTGCAGGTACGCCAGCACCTGCGCGTCGGCTCGTTGGAACGGCCACCACTGGCCGCTTTGGAGCGCGCTTAGCTCCGACTGCTGCGACGGACTCCACCGTGGTGAACCTGTGCGTGTCGGTGCTGTCGCACTCCCGGCGTCGGTAGCTTGTGTTTGTGTAGTCATTGTGGCGCGTCTCCAAAATTACTGTGGGTTTTCCACACACGGGGCACTTCACAGAACCTTCCCGGCTTTGGAATAGACCATGAATTGCTTGACGTTGATGACGCGCTCAAACTTTGAGATGCCGGGTAGGTTGCTGATGTCGATGCCTTCCTCACGCTTCTTCTCGACCACGTTGGTTTGGTTCTGCGACAGCATGGCGTTGGTGCCCTTGAAGTGCGGGTCTTTAGCAAACATGGATGGGCGGGGGACGTTGCGCCACACGAACGGACTGTCTGAGTGGCATTTGCATTTAGGTTGGGTCATTTTTTTCTCGTAGGTCTAGGACAATTTTCAGGGGGAACAACAACACACCAGACAGCTTGCCACCATCGTTTCCCGGCTTCGCTCACGACCCACCGGTCAATGTAAGCGTCGGGCATGGCCTTGAGAATTCTGCCAACGTGACTGCGGTCTGTTTGCACCGCCTCGACTATCTCTGCCACAGTCATGCCGTCTGGTGTTGTGCGTAGGGCCACGCGCACTCGGGCTAGTCGGACGTTACTTCCCATCAAGACACTCTTTGCAGATAAATTTCATCGGCCCCCCGGTAAACATTTTGATGTGTCCGCCTTTAGTGTGTTTATCTTTCTGACATTTCCAGCACATGCGTTTCTTGTTTGCCATAGCTTGGTTTGAAGCGGAGTACGCGTTCATAGCCATGACATTTTCAGCCGCAATATTTTTGTAGCCGTTGCCTCTCATGTGTTCTTCTCCTTTAGTTTGGCTTCGATGGCTCGGATATGTTCTTGGCTTGGCTCGTATGGTAGGTTCCACACAATGTCTTTCACCTCCTCATCCGTCAGCCCCACCCACTCGCGCTCGGCTGCTGCGACTAGGGCGGCAAAACGTTCAAGGAATTCAGGCGTAGCGTCAAAGCCGCCAGCTTGCCGGGTAAAGTTTTCAACGTCCTCGCGGGTCATGTGTTCTTCTCCTTGAGGATTGACTCCGCGCTGGTGGCAGCTTGCAACTTTGTCAGGCTTGATTGGTTGATCGCCGAGAAGTCCTCCTCCGTCAACCCCACCCACTCGCGCTCCTCCCGCGCCAGCCGCTCGCGCAGGGCGGCGAGAACACGCTTTCTTTGGCTTGCACCATTCGTCCCGTCATACGCAGTCAACGCCTCCAGCGCCTGCTGCATCAGTTCGCGGTCGGTCATACAAACACCCCCACAAGTAACAGCACTAGCACAATCGCCACGACAAACCGGCACCAGTAGATGACGTTGTAGAGGAGGTCATCCAAGTCTTCTTTTGTCATCTCACCCCCAGCGCAGACAGCAGGAACACAATCAGGAACACGCACGCAACGTATCCAACGAACTTGATCTTCTCTTCCAGAGAGAACTCAGGCGTGCCAATCAACAGGTCTTGTACAAACCTCTCCTCGTGTGTGTAGTCGGAGCGCAGCGGTGGCTCATATCGTGAGCCAATCTTGATACCGGTCTTCGTGGTGTAGTGCATCTTTTTCATTTGGCATCTCCAAATATTTTGCGTAGTTCATCGTACACAGCACGCGCTTGCAGCACCGACATGGACTCCAATGCATGCAAGACAAACTGCTCAGGTGGAACCGCCGCAGGGACGAACACCGCAGATGCAGGAGCAGGTGCAGGGGAGAGGGCCGCGATCCCTGCCGAAGAAGACACCCGTTGATCTTTCTTTACCACCACCGCCTTCTTCGTTGTCTTCTTCTGTAACAGATTCCTAAGCGTCTTCGCGCTCTTGAGCGGGACGTACTCAGACGTGGTCACATGCAGTACCCCCATATCATCTAGCTGCGCCACGCCTTGCCTGAGCATCTGCCCGATCACAGCAGACACCGAGCCAAGCTTGTAGCCCTTCGCAACCAACGCATCGCTGACCTTCTTGCGTGTACCGAGGGAGTCTTTGATCTCTTGAAACGCAGCCCTGTTCAGGTTGTTGGACACCTTGAATGGATACACCCTTACTGGCGCTGCCTCTTCTTTCTTGTGTTCTTCTTCCCAACGCTGCATGGCAGCACGCAATGTTTCTTTCAACCCGTTAGACATTTCATTTCTCCATTTAAAAATTTGAACGCGAACAGTAGCATACCTTCTAGGGCTTATGCAACATCTATGACAAACCCTGACGTGTCATGCTTGGCCTTACCCTTGGCATACAGCGCAACGACCACACCATGCGGGTCTTCATGGCGCAGATCGCTGTCGTCCCCATCGACACAGGTAGTACCGAGGAACTCAGCGGGGATATCCTCACGCTTCCTAAACACTACAGCGATCCGATACCCTGCATCGATAGCCTTACGCACATAGGGCTGGAACGCAACGACCCCTGAGTAAGAGAATGTGAGGTCGTAGTTGGCGATGTGCCCGGTATCGCGGTTGGGTATCTTGGTGTAGTCGTAGAACTGTAGGTCGGGGAACATCTCGAAGATGTTGTTGTAGTAGATGTCCTCGTACTCGAAGCTTGCGCTCTCCCAGCGAATGTCCGATGTGCCGTTGAGTCGGCACAGGGGGATGAGGCCAGCGGCCTTGGCTTTGCGGATGAGAGAACGAATAGAGGGGATGAGTTCAGCGAAGAACGCGGGGCGATCCTCGAAGAACAGCTTGGTCTTCCTCACTCGTGCGGCTTGCACGCTATTGAATGCGCCACGCCCAGCGGAATTGAGGCAGGGTATGTGGCACTCGGCGATCTCCGCCATAGCGCACACGTTGTAGCCCGAGAGCTTGTAGGGGGCCAGATATAGGACGCCTGTCATGTATCCGTACTGTTGACCCTTGATGGTCTTTGCGTTGGTGTCGATGCTTAGCATTTCATTCTCCTTGGTTGATTTCTTCGATGGACTCGATGTCCCACGATGCGTAGTTATCCAACTTGACGGCTCCCTCGTCATACGCCTTTGCTTCAGCCTCCTCTTGGGTATCTGCCTCCACAGTCACTACGATGTAGCTCGTGCGGCGCAGTTCTACTTCATAGGTCTTCTTCATTTGCTTTCTCCTTGGTTTAGTTTCTCTTCCAGCTCACGATCCCGCTCAGCGTCGGCACGCTCCTCGGCTTGCATCCACAGATATTCTTCTGCTTCCTCCCATGTGTAGCCGTTGTCCATCAGGTCTAGTAGTTTCTTCATCACGGCCTCCAAAGTAATAGGTCAAGCGCGATCACGATCAACGCTACTAGGAATAAAACTCTCTGTGCTTTTTCTGCTCGTGTCATGTGTCGTCACTCCAATGTTTCATCTTCAGTTCATCTAGCGTGTAGTCCTTGCGCGCCCTGTAGCGTGGCTCGGGGTCTTGCTCGGGTGGTTCGTCGTCTCCGAAAGATGCCTCCTCGAATTGAGAAACGAAGTTCCTGTCAAGCCCCCAGTTGCTGATGAAGCGCAGGGGGCAGCTGTTCCCATACGCAGCCTGCAACTCCTCGATGGGATACAACGTGTAGCCCATGTCCTTTGCGTCAAGCTCATCCTCGACAGACTCACAGATATAAATCTTGTGGCACCCATCGAACGCAAAGTGCTCGCCGTTGATTGGTTTTCCATTTATGTTCATAGCGCCTCGTTCCATTTAATTTGATCTCTGATCCATGTGCACAGCATGTGCGAGTCAGCCATTGCGCTGTTGGTATTGCGAACTAGGTCTGTCGGCAGGGTGTATGTGGTCATGCCGAAGCCGGGTTCCCACGCTTGCGTCTGCGTGTGTTTGTCGATGTCCTTCATCGCTGTGCTAAGCAGCCGTTGAATCTCGCGTAGTGCCTCGGGCACATCCTCGGGTATCTTGAACTCATCCATTTCTCTTCTCCTAAATGTGGGGGCCGAAGCCCCCGGGTTGGTTAGTCAACAGTCACAGTAAAGCTCAGTTCACGCACAGCGTCGCGCACCTTGTCCTCGAAGTCGTAGTCGTTGATGGCGTCGTTCACCTTGTCTTCGAGGTCGCCCACGAGTCGGTCGTATTCGTCGTGGTCGTAGCTGTTGTGATGCGCAGCCATTTGCTCTTCTACTTCCTCGATGGCGATCTCCTTGATGCGCTCGTCGCTGGCGGTGGTGATGTTCTCCAGTCTTTGTTCAAGCGCAGCGATGCGTTCCACCAGAGGGGCGGTGATCTGGTTAAGCATCGGGGTGAGGGCTGCGAGAAGCAGGGCGTTGAGGTCAAGGGTAGGGGTGGTTTGGTTTTCCATGATTTGCTTTCTTGAGTTGCTTGAATAGCCGGGTGAACCGCACCCGGCAACGGATGGGGACATGATGTCCCCGATCTCTTGGGTCGTACCTGCGGTCGCTTAGATGAGCGCCGTGACCAACTCCAGTGCCCGCTGCTTCATGTTGGCACCTTGTCCCCACAGGGCTGCAGCCTGACGATTCTCATCGGTGCGAGCACGGACATGGTGATCAAAGTGCTCCGTGCATGCATTGAGCCAACCCCATGCGGTGTCGTGTGCCGTCTCGAAGTTGCTGCCCTTACCGCCGCCGTTAAACAGCCCCATGATCCGCTCAAACGCAGCGGACTCGCGTGCCACCTCCTCGCTGGACTTCATGAGCAGCTTCACAGTCATCGCCTCGGCTTCGTCCGATTTGATTTTTATGTTTGCCAGCTCCCTTGCCATACCCATGAACGCACCGAACTCCTTGTTGGCCTCCTCGATTGCGGAGCGTGCATCGTCGGGTTGGAAGACAGAGCGGTGTGATACCTTGAACGCTGCCTTACCCTTGAGCGCAATGCTCAGCGTGTTGTTGCACACAGTCCGCACCGTAGTCCAGCGGCACTCAGTTGCCAGCGATCCATCCGCAGAGGTAGACAGCAGGGCATAGGGCACCACCTTGTCACGCCCACCATCGAGAGAGACACCCTCGGCCAGCTTAGCCGTTGCGAAGTACCGCTTGCCCCCAAAGAGAACACCAGCGGACTCGATGGTCACGCCACCCTTGTCCGCCCACTCACGGAAGAACTCAAGGACTTCAGCGGGTTGCACCACCTTGTAAGAGTCAGAGACCACACCCAGCGGGGCCAGCGTATCCGAGCGGAAGAGCACGAGCTTGTCGTCAACCGATTGGAGTGCGGAGACCGGGGTGTTTGGATTAATGACTTCCGTTGCGTAGCGGATGCGACCGCGCTGGATTTTGTAGTCCATGCCAGCTTCTTGTTGCCAGACTTCGATGGGTTGGTTAGCCCCCATCAGTTGCCCGAGGCCATGCCACTCACGCTGGGTGCTGGCGTACTGAGCGATGCCGTTGTTGATAGAGATTTGATGAGCCATGATTTGCTTTCTTGAGTTACTTGGATTGGGGCTGAGGATGTGCAGCCCCCACACATTCGGGACAATATGTCCCTGATCAATCACACACAATGAACCGGTCTACCTTCTTGATAGTCTCCTCTCTTTCTTTCGTCACGATGCGGCACGTTGCGCTGTCCTCACTCACCCATGCGCTGATGCTGACGATGATGCTAAAGGTCTGCGGGATAGCCGCATTTTCTTTGATCAGTTTCTTGTACGCAATGGCACGCTCGTCGTGCTCCCATGTGAACTTGTGCGTGAACTGATAGTCCCGGCTGGGTGCGTCGCTCCCTGTCCAGTCGCTGGTCTGTGCTCGCCAGTCGTCGAACTTGCTGAGGACATTTACTAACCGGGAATCCTTGAACGAGTCGAGGTTGGACAGCATCAGCCCGATGTACACCGAGTCGCTGAATGTCCCGATCCGCACAGTCGCCGAGCCCCGAGTACGCAGAGGTAGTTGGTTGAATACCCGAGCCAGCGCTGGTTGGCGAAGCATGGTCGGCTTGATGAGCCGCATCGCTGTCTCTGTGTTGAACTCTGTTGCCGCTTCGCGGGCCTTGGTTTTGAATGCGTCTTTCATTTGCTTTCTCCTTTGTAGGTTCTTACTGGTTGACCTTGCGCTTTTTCTCAGCCGGGTTGACCTCGGCCAAGATGAATGCACCCTCTACCTGCGGTTGGTAGAAGTTGATCTCGTACGGGGTCTTGTCCTCGCACGGCACATACCACACCCAGTAGGTCAACGCCTTGCCGTTGTACTTCACCTTGTCCATCGCCTTCATCAGGGCGTGCAGGTCGTCGCCTGAGCGCCACTCAAAGACGTTAACAAGTAGGTAGTGGAAGGTGGGTTGGGTGTGCTTGATCAGACCCTCGGTCATGTTGATTCGTTCACTCATTTGCTTTCTCCTTGCTTTGATAGCCCGGTAACCGACCGGGTGGCGGTGAACGGGGGAACCGTTCCCCCATTCGTAAACTTGTTAGTCATTACTAACATCCCCGAAGCTTTGCTTCAGTTTCTCCACAGACTCTGGCTCGTCTAACTCACCGCTCACCAGCGACTGCCACGTTGTGGGTACGAAGTCATTGGGCTTCATGTTGAGCAGGCGGTTCAGCGCTGTACGCATCTTGTCCGCCTTCGCCTGCAACTTCTCCCGCTCGGGATGGTCAGGGTACTGGGTGAGGATTGCTTCGATGGGTGCGAGTTCGTTCAGGGTGCGCTTGCGTAGCGCAACTTCAGCCCGACTGTTCATGCCCGGAGGCATCGTGCGCTGGAAGGGTATCCGGGGTCTGGCGTGCCGCTCACGGGGGGCGAACGCGAACAAGTCCACTATTCTGAGTTTTATATGCCTCGGCACCCAGTCAGTCCAATGCTCACCATGATTGGGGACAAAGTGTCCCTTTGCACGCCTCTTGAACTCGTCGTTGTAGAGATGCGCCAACTGGCTCGGGGTGTGCGCCTTGTCATCCCTATGCTCCACAAGGCGCATCGCTAGCTCTTCAAGCACGATGATGTAGGACTCCAGCGCCTCGAGCTTCTGCGTGTTGTCGATGGTCTTCTCCCGAGCGTAGCGTAGCCCGGTGCGTGCCGAGTCCAGCTCATACATCAGGGGCCGCAACAGAAGAGACCAAAATCGGCGATGCTGTCCGGCGAACAACTTCTCGCGCTTGGCGTCCTGCCCCTGCTGTTTGAAGGCTTCGACTGCCGCGCCCACAAGGTGCGCGGGGATGCCTCGGCTGGTCATTCGGTTGTGTAGCTCTTGCCACGTTCTTACACTACGATCCATAGAGATGTCTCCGGTAAATAGATGTCCAAACGCTACGAAGTTTATCAGAAAGTGTGGACGCTGGAGAGCCAGCATCCACGTGGGTTTTTCCATTTGCGTCCAACTATCTATGCAAAATAAAAATACAACGCGGGTACGGGAAAAAGAAACTGAAGACAGAGGAAAGACGCCTGACCCCCCATGCGAACAGGTCTACATACATAAAGCTTTTTTAAAAAGATAGATAGTTGGACGGATTTCAGGAAACGCTAGTACTGGCGCGGGTCTCCAGCGTCCACACTCGGAGAAAAAGTTCATAGCGTTTGGACATCTTGGACTATCGAAAGTAT